ACACAAATAGGTGAATGGAAACACAACAAAACTGATATTCCTACACAGATTAAATTAATGGCTCAGATTAACAAGTATATCAGTGAGATTACAGGTGAGCCTAACAATATTTACTATTCAGTTGAAAATAATAGTATTGGCGAAGCCGCATTGATTTCATTATCAGAGTACGGTGAAAGTAATATTCCTGGTATTTTCTTAAGCGAGCCTGGCAAAAAGCGTAAGGGCTTTAATACAACTCAAAAAGTTAAAATTACAGCATGTGCTAAATTTAAAACATTGTTAGAGAGTAAGAAAATGACAGTTAATAGTAGATCATTGATTACTGAACTAAAAGCATTTGTTGCGTCAGGTGGCAGTTACGCCGCTAAAATCGGAGATACAGACGATTTAGTAATGGCTAGTTTGTTAGTAGTACGTATTCTACAGCACTTATCAGACTATCATATGGATTTGGAATCGCAAATCAGAGACCACGAGGACATTATTGCACCATTGCCCTTCTTTGCTGTTCTAGGTTAAGACTTTGGACTAAATATTACTATGGCACTAGACAACGAATCATTTAACAAGCAACTATACGACCTCTTAAAGACTAGAGGTTATAAACCTGTTTCTAAAAACGCTAGAAATCAGGACGTTTCTGCTTCACAGCAAGCAGACGTTATGGAATTTGTCTTTAGTAAAGACGGTGAAAGTTATGGTAAGGCTTGGGCAACTATCGATAATGCTAGTAAAGTGATTCTTTACTATGACAACGATATTGAAGACAGTCCTGAAGGTAGAACACCGGGTGTAGATTATGATGATTCATGGTCAGGATTTAAAAAGCACTTAAGTAACTGGGCACAAAGAAAGCAACTTGACTTTGAACTAGCCAACAAAGATAGACTTAGTGATGACATGAGACAAAGGGAATACGTAAAAATGAAAGAAAAAATCAGTGAGGGTTATTACCCAATGGGCAAGCAAGCCAGTTACAATGACAGTGTTCCCACTGTTAAAATCATTCTTCAACACAATCGTAAGATTGAAGAAGGCGAACAGCGTTATCGCAATATCGCTAAAATCTTTTTGGAGAACACAGAAGGTGAAAGAATTCTTGCCCCTACTACTCGTCCAGGCATCGCACAAGTTTATGCCAGACATTTGGCCGAAGGTGGAGTTCCGAACGATGAACGTTGGAACCATATCAAGGGTCTTTGCGAAGAATATAACAAAATGGCAGGGTTCGTTCGTGCCACACGAAATAATCAATTCAACGAATCAGCACAAGCACTAGTTAACGAAGGTATCAATCACTATAATAAATTACGTGAATCTTTAAGCAAGATGCGCGGTCATCGTGGATACAATGCTTACTTTGAAAGTTATACTCCAACTCTTATGGAGACAGATGGTGATGAAAACTTGAATGAATTGTTTGTTCAAGAAACACTTGATCCACGTATTGAAAGTGTAATGCCAATCTTATCAAGACTACGTAAGAACTTGGGCGAGATGAGTGAAGTAACAGCACTTGAGAGTTGGGCGAACGATATCATCAGCGAAAAGATGGATTCTACCACTAAAAGTTTAGCAGTCCCTGCTGATGAAATGCTTGATGAAGCGCCCGGCGCAGAAACATTAGGTCACAACCAGTCAACCGAAAAAAGTAACTTAGCCGCATTCGATTTAGATGAAGAAGCAAGTGAAGGTCGTCCTTATATTTGCCTACACGCTAAGAAGGGCAGATTTGAATGCCACGCTAATTCAAGTTATGAAGCCGCAAAGAAAGCCGCACAGAAGTGGGGCATGAAGAATACAGCAGGTATTGATGCACATTTAGCAGACATTAAGCATAGTACAGCAAGTCTCGGTGAGTCTGAGCAAGTGGCCGTAATTTATGTTGACGGTAAGCCAGCAACCAAATATACTAGAAAGTATGAAGCAGAACAGGATGCTGAAATCCTTCGTAAAAAGTATCCCAATAAAAAAATTGAAATCAAACAAGAGATTCGTGAAGCAGAACAACCAACTGAAGAAAAGTTAACTGCGGCATTAAAGAAAGTTGAAGCAAAGATTGCATCAGAACAGAATCCTCAATTAAAGATGAAGTTGACACATAAGAAGGAAGAGATTGAAGCCGCATTAAAGCAGTTAAAAGATCAACCTAAGCCTGCAACAAAATCATCATCAAATAATCCATTGTCAAGACTTAAAGGCGATGTAGATGACGCTGGCAAATCAGCAGGTGGTAATGATGAAAACTTCTGGATGGCACTTGCTAAGTTAGGCGTTGGATTAAGTGAAGAACTTGATGAAGGATTTAGCACTGAGGGTGAAGCAACTCTTGCTAAAATCGCAGCCGCAGGTGATGCTGGCTACGACATGATTGAAGATGGTATCAACGGCTTACTAGGCACTGAAGCACAAACAATTTTGCAAGATATGTATGATGATATCTCTATCGATCATAGACTTCATCCTGATGATGATTTTGAAGAAATCTATGACCGTATGATGGATCGTATTGAAAACGATTACGGTAACAGTGATGCTGACATTATAGACGAAGTAGATATGGGCCAAGCAGACCGTACACTTCGCCATACACCACGCGGTGATGATGGCAAGATGAGCCATATTACTTCACTAAACAAGGCTGCAAAGAAAATGGGACACGATAGTTATGTTGATGTTCCTGATGACGCAGTTGAAAAACTCAAAGCACTTGCTAAGAAAATTAGAAGTGGCGAAGAAGTTGAAGAAGGACTTGACGCTAATCAAAAGCGTGTAGGTCAATTAGGCCCAACCGAGAAGGTAGGACCAAAAGGTGCAGTAGGCAAATTAGTAGGTGCTAGCGAATCAATTAAACATGATCCGTTAGACGATCTAAAACGTTTATTGGGTAATTAAGTTTACTAAAAACCGCACTTAAAACGTGCGGTTTACCATATCCGGCATAAATACTATTGACATAGCATCAAGTGTTGTATATACTTGATACTGTGTTAGTTGTCTCCGACAACAAAACATAAAACACATTTAGGCTCAAAATAGGCATTTTTTAAAGGAGAAAACAAAATGGCAAGTCTAGCAGAAATCCGTGCCCGTATCGCGGCACAAGAAAACAAAGCACAAAAAGGCGCATCAGGCGCACAATCAGATAACGCAATCTATCCCCACTGGAATATGACTGAAGGTACAATCGCTACCATTCGTCTACTTCCTGATGCAGATACCAATAACACATTCTTTTGGGTAGAGCGTCAAATCATCAAGTTGCCATTCAATGGCGTTAAGGGTGATCCTAATGTCAAGCAGACAGTAGTTCAGGTTCCATGCGTAGAAATGTATGGTGACAATTGCCCTGTTCTTGCAGAGGTTCGTCCTTGGTACAAGGATGAAACACTTAAGGAACTTGCAAACAAGTATTGGAAGAAGCGTAGTTATCTCTTCCAGGGCTTTGTTCGTGCAAACCCACTAGGTGATGACAAGACTCCTGCTAACCCAATTCGCAGATTCATTATCAGTCCACAAATCTTTACTATCATTAAGAGTTCATTGATGGATCCTGAAATGGAAAACATCCCAACTGACTATATGCATGGTCTTGATTTCAATATCAAAAAGACTAGCAAGGGTGGGTATGCAGATTACTCAACAAGTAATTGGGCACGTAAAGAAAGCCCATTGACTGAAGTTGAGCAGGCTGCAATCGAGGCACATGGTCTCTTTAATCTAGCAGACTTCTTACCAAAGAAGCCAAGCGAAGCAGAACTACGCATTATCAAGGAAATGTTCGAAGCATCAGTAGATGGTCGTCCTTATGATCCTGATAAGTGGGGTGCTTACTATCGTCCATATGGACTAGAAGTACCTGAAGGTGTAACACAATCTGCACCTGTAGCACAGTCTGCTCCAGCAGTACAGGCTCCAGTCGCTAGTGCATCAACCGATGATGAAGCACCATTTGAAACTTCTGATCCAGTAGTTGTTCCAAAGACAACTAACAGCGACAAGGCACAGGACATTCTTGCAATGATTCGTGCCCGCAACAATAAGGCCTAATCTGGCTTCGGGGGAGGGAAACCTCCCCCATTTGGATAAGGAGAATTCTAATGACACTACCAGACGAAAGATACCGCGCATTAAAGCAAGGTAAGAAATTACTGGAAGAACTTTGTGATCCAGGTAAGACACCTAGGGTCCCAAGCATTATCAGAGATCGTGCCCGCGGCGCACTACGCCACTTTCCTAGCGACTATGAACTAGAACGCATGGCGGACAATTCTCCCGATCTGCTTGATAAAGTTTCATATTCTGATAGAATGAATCAGAGAAAAATCGCACAATAATAGGAGAATACATGGCAAAGCCATTTGATATTAGTAAGTTCCGCAAGGATATCACTAAGGCTATCGACGGTCTTAGTATTGGATTTAATGACCCGACAGACTGGGTAAGTACAGGTAATCATGCACTCAATTATCTCATTTCTGGTGATTTTAATAAAGGCGTACCTCTTGGCAAAGTTACTGTCTTTGCCGGAGAGTCAGGATCAGGAAAGTCATACATCTGTTCAGGAAACTTAGTACGTCATGCACAAGATCAGGGTATTTTTGTTGTACTAGTTGACAGCGAAAACGCACTTGACGAAGATTGGTTGAAGGCACTAGGTGTATCAACTGACGAAGATAAGTTGCTTAAGTTGAACATGGCAATGATTGATGATGTTGCTAAGACTATCAGTGAATTCATGAAGGGCTACAAGGCAATGCCAGAAGGCGAGCGTCCTAAGGTTCTATTCATTATTGACAGTCTTGGTATGTTGCTAACTCCAACTGATGTTAATCAGTTTGAAGCAGGTGACATGAAGGGCGACATGGGTCGTAAGCCTAAGGCATTAACGTCTTTGGTAAGAAATTGTGTAAATATGTTCGGATCACATAATGTTGGTCTTGTTGCTACTAATCACACATATGCTAGTCAAGATATGTTTGATCCTGATGATAAAATCTCAGGTGGTCAAGGCTTCATCTATGCGTCAAGTATTGTTGTCGCTATGAAGAAGTTGAAACTTAAGGAAGACGAAGAAGGTAACAAGGTCAGCGAAGTACTAGGTATTCGTAGTGCTTGTAAGGTAATGAAAACACGTTATGCAAAGCCCTTCGAAAGTGTGCAAGTTAAGATCCCATATAGCACAGGTATGAATCCATATTCAGGACTACTAGACCTTTTTGAGAAGGCTGGATTATTGAATAAGGAAGGCAACAGTCTAGTTTACACAACTAACGATGGCGAGATTATTAAGAAGTTTCGCAAAGGTTGGGAGCGTAATGATGACGGTTGTCTAGATCGTGTTATGGTAGAATATCAAGCACGTGGAGAAAACAAACTAAGTACTGTGACCGTTGAAGAAGAGGAGCAACCCACAGAATGAGTTTATCATTGATTCATGAAATTTGGAAAGTAGTACGTCCAAGCCTTGAAACAGGCGACCTAGATGAAGCGGCAGAAATGCTAGTTAATTATCTAGTAGACAATGACTACGAACCATCTGAAATTAAATCAACCTTTAAACGAGACTCTGCCATTCAAGAAGCAGTATCATATTTCATCGAACAACCTGGTGATGAGTTTGCCAAGTATGACGAAGAAGATGAGGACTACTACGAGGATGAGGAAGAGGACACTGACGATTACTATTAATGCATTGGTATTCACGAATCACCGCTGACTTATCAGTAATCCCAGATTTCATTACTCATTATGAAAATGAGATGATTTCTGCTAAAGCCGATGTGAAGGTTTATGGCAATGTTGAAAAGAACATTGCCAACCTTCCCGGTGTTACTGAATATCGCTTCAATCAATTACAAGAGATTGAAGCGGTACTCAACTATCTAAACATTCAACTACGAAAGATTCGTAGGAAACACTTTCAAAAATACCTAGAAAAATACAATAGACAATTAACTAGCCGTGACGCTGAAAAGTATGTTGACGGTGAAGAAGAGGTTATTGACTTTGAAGTACTAATCAATGAAGTTGCATTGTTACGCAATAAATGGTTAGGCATTATGAAGGGTATTGATGCTAAACAATGGCAGTTAGGCCACATTGTTCGTTTACGCACTGCTGGTATGGAAGACATTACAATCGGGTAATATATTACTTGAATTTTTAATTTGTTTATACTATAATTAAAACACTGTATAACTCTATTAAGGTGATTTATGAATTCTCCCTCAACGAATGTAGTTTTAGTTAATGGTTGG